CGAAAAGGTTTCGTCCCCGGTTTCCGGCAACCTCGTCGCGTTCGACGGCACGACCGGCAAGCAGAAGGACAGCGGAAAAAAGCCGGGAGATTTTGCCGCTGCCAGCCATTCACACAGCGGATATGCGCAGGCGCTTATTTTCCAGAATGTCAGCGTTGCAGCGTCCGCGTGGAGAAGCGACAGCACGTATGCAGCGTACCCGTACGCGGCGACACTGACGCTGACGGGCGTGACCGCAAGCCACGTGCCGGAGGTTACGTTCGGGGCAACGGAAGCCGCATCCGGCATCTACGCGCCCGTCGCGCTGTCCGGCAGCGGTACGGTCAAAATCTACGCCGCGTCGAAACCGGCGGCGATCACGCTGCAATCTATTTTGTGCATTAAGGCGGTGTAAAACATGATCGGAAAAACAAACGCATTATCGGCGGCGGGGGGGGAATTATCCCTCGTCGTTTCTGTTACATCCGGCGCGGCAGTAACCGCGACGAAAAGCGGCAAGACCGTCACAGGCACGGCGGCGGGCGGCTCTTGTGTTCTGAAACTGCCGGAGGCGGGTACGTGGAGCGTGTCGGCAACGCTGAACGGGCAGACTTCCAACACGCAGAGCGTGTCCGTAAAAGACAGCTACGCCGTGTCCCTGACGTTCTTTAGCGCGACGATCACGGTAACGGTCGATTCCGGCGCATCCGTCGCGTTGAAAAAGGACGGCACGACAGTCCAGACAAAGACCAGCACGGGGACGGCGGTATTTACCGTAACGGAAACCGGCACATATACAATCGTCGCCACAAAGAGCGGGCAGAGCGTCAGCGGCACGGTCAACGTCGTATCCAGCACGACCACGTACGCGCTGACCCTCTCTTTTGTTTCGTCTACGCTGAACAATAACGAATGGAGCGTCATCAAGTCCGTATCTGATGCAGGACAGGGCGCGTCATATTGGAGCATTGGCGACCGCAAAGCGATCACACTGAGCGGCACGGTTGGGGCGCTGACGTTATCCAACGTCACGACGTATGTGTTCATAATCGGATTCAATCACAATTCCGGCGTCGAAGGAACAAACCGCATTCATTTCCAGTTAGGCAAAACGGCGCTGTCCGGCGGCACAGACGTTGCGCTATGCGACAGCCATTACAACAATACCGGCGGCGGATTCCGCATGAATACCGGCAACTCAAACTCCGGCGGTTGGGAATCATCAAATATGCGAACGGCAATTTGCGGTACAAGCCTGTCAAGCTATTCCGGCACGATCATTGCGGTCATCCCGGCAGCGCTCCGCGCGGTGCTGAAATCCGTGACGAAGTACACAAACAACACAGGCAACAGCAGCGCCGCAAGCGCGGTGACGGCGACCACAGATTACTTTTTCCTGTTATCGGAATACGAAGTATTCGGGTCTACCACTTACGCAAACAGCAACGAAGCCAGCAAACAGGCGCAGTATTCGTATTACAGCGCCGGAAACAGCAAGGTCAAATACAATCACAGCGCGACAAGTACAGCCGTTTATTGGTGGCTCCGTTCCCCGCTTGCCAGCAATTCCGCGTGTTTCGTGTTTGTGTATGCTGACGGCACGGTCAACTTCAGCTACGCGAACTACTCGCTTGGCTTTGCCCCCGGCTTTTGTGTATAATTCGGAATTCAAGCCTTGCGCCCTCAATGGGCGCACAGGCGGCAGGAGGTCACGAAATGTCAGTACCGAAGTCACGACGCGGAGAAAGCCCGGCGGAGTATATCAACCTCGCCCGCGAAATCTACGTTTTCACGTACAACCGCGTCAGAATCTTACCGAAAAGCTACACGTTCTATTTCTCGCTGCCGCTTTACAATGCGGCGCGCGAGGCGTACCGGCTTATCAAGACGGCAAATCTGATTTACATTCACAACGACGCAGACAAGCAAAACCGCAAGGAATTGTACGAACGGGCGCAAGGCTATTACAATTCCATGCTGGACGTGCTTGACCTTGCGTATATGAATGTCAACCATGAAAAATTGCCGTCGAACGTCCTGAAAGAATGGGTCAAGCTGATAACCGACGAACTCGCACAAATATCAAAGATCAAGCGGAGCGACAAAGCGCGATAGCGCGCCGCCCTGCATGATTTGGGTTATATTCCGTACAGCCGTTAATTGGTGGCTCCGTTCCCCGAATGCCAGCAATTCCACGAATTTCGTGAATGTGAATACTGACGGCACGGTCAACAACAACAACGCGAACTACTCGAATGGCTTTGCCCCCGGATTTTGTATGGACATAGGGCAGACCGATTAGCCGACAGGCAAAAGCAGTCCCTATACAAAAGGGGAATATAACCCCTCTGACGGCATCCGCCGCCGGACAAACATATACCACGATACGGAAAGCCGGACGCTACTTGCATGGACGCGGGGCGCGCGTTCCCCGCGTTTTCATGGCTACGCCGTTACGCATTTTAGACAGCGCGACAAGAAAGAAATGTACGAGGTATCATTTTCCCATGAACAGCACAGAAAGGCACGAAGCGCGGTATCAGCGGCGCAAAGCCGCGCGCATAGAGAAGAAAGCAAAAGCGTTGAAAGAATTCGGGGATTTCGGCGCGGTGTTTTCTTTTGACCATCTTTACGCATCATACCGCGCGTCTATCAAGGGCGTTGGGTGGAAAGCAAGCACACAGCGTTATAAATCGTCTGCCCTCGCCCACATCGCAAAGACGCAGGAAGAATTACTGACCGGAAAATATCGGTCGCGTGGATTTTACGAATTTGATCTTGTAGAACGGGGCAAGCCGCGCCACATCCGAAGCGTTCACATTTCCGAACGTGTCGTACAGCGCTGCTTATGCGATTACTGCCTCGTCCCTGCATTATCAAAGTCGTTTATCTACGACAATGGCGCAAGCCTGCCCGGAAAAGGCTATGACTTCGCCGTATCCCGCGTGACGCGGTTTCTTGCAGATCATTACCGCCGGTACGGAAACGAGGGCTATGCCCTGATTTTCGATTTCTCAAAGTATTTTGACACAGCGCATCACGAACCGATATTTGAACAATTCCGGCGCAGCGGAATCGACGGAAACCTCGTCCGCTTGTCGGAATATTTTATTTCCAACTTCGGGGACGTGGGGCTAGGGCTTGGCAGTCAGGTTTCACAGATTGCCGCGCTTGCCTTGCCGAACAAGATCGACCATTTCATAAAAGACGTTCTGCGCATGAAACAGTACGTCCGATACATGGATGACGGTTGCATTATCGACCGTTCAAAGAAGCAGCTCGAAAACTGCTTGCATCATTTGCGGCGGCTCTGCGCCGCGCACGGTATCCGCCTGAACGAAAAGAAAACGCAGATCATCAAATTGACGCGCGGATTCTCTTTTGTAAAAGTCCGTTTTCGATACGGAAGAACCGGCAAGATCGTCCGCAAAGCGACGTATCAGGGCGTTCGGCACATGATGCAGAAATTGAAGATTTTCCGAAGATGGGTAGACCGGGGCAGGATGGCAGCGGCGGACGTAGCAGCTTCCGTCACATCATGGCTCGGTCACATGAGAAGATTTCACTCCTACTTTGCCGTACAAAAGGTATTGCGGCAGTACAATCAACTGTTTCCGGGAGGTACGTATGGACTACATCACTTACAAACGGTATAAGGGCAGCGGAATCGGCGGCTATTTCAACATTCGCCACGGCACAAAGGTAACGGAAAACGGCGGATTCCTTCACGCCCCGGACGGGCGCGGTATCTGCGCCGTGACCAGCGAGGACGGCTGGGAACATTTCAGACCAGACACGCCGGAGGGCGCATACCGGCAAAAGCTGCTTGACAAGCTGTACCGATTCTATATCAGCGGAAAGGGCGACGCGGCGGCGGATTTTACCGCCGAACGCTTCCCGGACGCTGATAATTATTACTGGAAAAACCTCTTGCGCACAATGCCAACGCCGAAGCTGACGGCGTTTTATTCTGCGCGGCTCGGACAGCCGCCGAAAATGGAGGGATAACGTATGTATCAGATCAAACAGAACGGCAGCGTCATCGGTTATTCGGATGACGTTATTTTTGTCCGCCTGCATGAAAACGGGTGCTATGTCCCGTGTGAGCGGGCGCAGGCAGGCGGCTTTTGTGTGAAAGTCCCGGTTGACTACACAGAAGAAAACGGGGAAACGAAAACACGCCTTGAAGATTTCGTGTATAAGTTTTCTGACGATGATCTACTCGGCATCGAACCGACGGCGACCGTGGAGCAATTCAGCGGCGCGTTGATGATTGCCGAAGCCGATAAAGTCGTTGACATTCTGGTAGGAGGTGCGGACGAATGATTACTGTCCAGCGGGCGCGGGAACTGCGCGCAATGATCGAAAAGGCGGCGGGCGCGGGACTTGACAACAAAGACGGTTCGACCGCCGTAGAACTGTTTCCGACGCTGACCGGCGGCGGGGCGCTTGTGAAGTCCGGCACGCGCATCAACTGGAAAGGCGCGTTGAAGCGCGCGACAGTCGATTTGTGGGACACGGCGGAAAACACGCCGGAAGCCGCGCCGAACTTGTGGGAAGACGTGCTGTATAAAAACGGCGTGCGGGTTATTCCGTCACCCATTACGGCGGGGCTTGCGTTTTCAAAGGGTGAACGCGGCTATTGGGGCGACGTGCTTTACGAATCGCTGCTTGACAGCAACACATGGACTCCCGAAGAATACCCCGCCGGATGGCAGGAGGTCACGGCATGACCCGCGCAATCTACACCGCCGCAAAGGACGGCAAGGTTATTGCGCAGCGCGACGCGCTGATATGGGTGCGGCTGACCGCGCCCGGTATGTATGCCGTCTGCGGAGAAGCGGACGGCGAGGGCGTTCTGATTGACGGAACGATTTACCACGTGCGCGGTTGTCCCATTTTGCCGGGGAAAGAAACCGTGACGCTTGACTGCATCGAACAATAACGGAGGGTGCATTATGAATTGGAGCGTGATTATCGGCATTTTTGGAACGCTTGCGGGGTTTGCGCTGTCATATCTTGCGTTTGCGAGGAACAGCAAAAAAGACAGCGCCGATGCGGGCAAGGAGTCCGGGACGGTGCTGACCGAAATCGGCTATATCAAGGCGAACACGGATGACATTAAGCGCAAGCAGGAAAAACAGGACGAAACGCTTGTGAAGATGACAGAACGTGTTGTGAAGCTGGAGGGCGACAGCGCCCGCACGAACAAGCGGCTTGAAATTCTGGAGTCCCACGATTACGGGGGCAGCAAATGACCAGAAAGCGCGCCCTACGGCGCATGAAGATCAAAGCAGCGTTTGCCGCAGCATGGGAGTTTGTAAAAGGCTATCTGTCATTCAGCAAACTTCTTTGCTACGGCGTTTTGTTGATTGACTATAAAACGACATCGACAACGCTGGATTTATGCTATATCGCAGTCACAAACAACTATACGGGCAGCTTGCCGTATTTGACTGCGCTGATAGCGTTATTGCAGGCGGCTACTGCTACGGTGCTGTCTTTTGCCCTGAACAAAAGCAAGGCAGAAAACACGGCGGGCGGTATCGTGTACGAAACCACACTGAAACGGGACTGTTAAAAGGAGGAAAACACATGAACGAAATCATTCTGAAACGAATCGGCGCGCTTTTGAGCGTCAAAAGCATTGTGACGCTTGCGCTGACGGCGGTATTCGCGTACTTAGCCGTTACGAAGCAGATCAGTCAGGAATTCATGGTCGTTTATACGGTCGTGATTGCGTTCTACTTCGGCACGCAGACGCAGAAGATCAGCGACGCAGTAGAAAGCAAGGGGGCGCAATAATGCCCCTGACAGTTGAACAGCGGCTTATCAGCCGCAATTTCAGGCGATGCACGGGGCGGCGTAAAATTGAATACATCGTGATTCATTATTTCGGTTCGCTCGGTACGGCGGCAGCAGTTGCAAACTATTTCAATACGCCGGGTATTCAGGCATCCGCGCATTATTGCTTAGACGAAGGACGCACCGTATATCAGTGCGTCGAGGACAACAATATTGCTTGGCATTGCGGCACATCCGGCGCATACGTTCACCCGCGATGCAGGAATGAAAACAGTATCGGCATTGAAGTCAGACCGTATAAGCTGGACAAATCTACGGCGCGTTCCGCAGCGCCCGCAGATTGGTATTTCCCGCCGGAGATCGTGGACAACCTTGTTGTATTCACACAAATGCTGATGCAGAAATACAACGTCCCGCTTGAAAACGTCGTGCGGCATTACGACGTTACGGGGAAATGGTGTCCGCGTCCGTGGATGGGCGACGATACGAACACCTATTACGGCACGTCCGGCAATGAACAATGGAAGAAATTCAAGGAACGGTTATCCGGGGAGGAATTGGACATGAACATTGAAGAAGCACGGAAACAGTTGACCTCTTGCGCCGACACGGGCGACACGCCCTCCGAATGGGCGCGCGACGCGGCGGAATTCTGCAAGCGAAAGGGCATTTTCAACGGCGACGGCGCGGGCAATTATGGGTGGCAGCAGCCCATTACGCGCGAAGCCGTCGCGCAGATTCTTTACAACGCTTTTGAAAGCGCGGGTATGCTTGACGCTATCCCGGACAAAAAATAATTTGAGCGGGCGGGGGGTTGATTCCACGCACGCT